TCTTTATAACTGCTATTGCAGTCTCGTCTTTTTTTCTATGGCTATTTGCTTGAGACATAATATCATAGATACCCTTAAGAGTTTCTTTATTCTTACATTCAATACAATAAGGTATAAGTTCTTTTGCCTTTGTAGATAATTTTATATCAACACCAGACTCTCCCATAACAGCACCTGCCACATCATCTTCCGTTAATCCAGGAAAAGACTCAAGCAATTTTTCTTTTACCCAATTTTGTAGCCTCCTACCTTTTGCTTTTCTACTCCTGGTTTTCATTTTCCTCCCTAGGATTGTTTACCTTAGTATACCAAACCCATTTAGGATTTAGTGCTTTTGATTGTTGTTGTGGCAAGTATTGCAGCTCAGCACCCCAACAAGGTTTCTTGTACGCACAAAATCTACACTCTAGTCCTAGAGTCCTATTACCTGTAGTCTTTCTATTAAAGGTCTCTTCTTGATCTTCAAATAATCTTTTGAATGGTGCATCTGATTCTAATGCTTCTGCATTTTTTTGTGCTAGTTCTATAGCATCTTTAGAGTATTGTTTATCAGATAAAGGAGTCTCGGCAATGGCCCATTCTCCTGTAGATTTATTAATAGCTATCCACCCACCAAAATCTGTATCTTCTGCTTTTGCATAGAGATACCCTTGAGATACATATCCAAAAGTATCTTGCTTTAAAATGGCATCAAAGCCCCCCTCCTCACCGAACTTATTATCAAATGCCCAAGGTGATGCACTTTTTATATCCCAAATTTTATTCTGTATTTTAACATCATAGGTCCCCTTGATATTGGTCTTTCCTAATTTTAATTTAACTTCTTTTTGTAAATCTTCTATGCGTATACCTGCAGCTTTCATTATTGCTACAGCAGATGCTTCTATAAGATCTCCAAATAAGTTCCTCATTTTAAAGTTGTAAGGCATAGGCTCAGCCTCTGCTTTAGATTTTTCCATTTGTAATTGGCATAAAGGTCTGCCAATACTAGACATTCTTATTCTAAATTTATTATCCCTAATATCTGTAAATTGTTTTTTAAAAGCTTCTTTACATGCCTCGCCAAATTCATTGACAATTTGGCTAGATATGTCCACAGAGGCTTTATTAGCCTCTGTGAGGAGCATTTGTACTCTATTTAAAATAGAAGACATTAAGTAGCTAAGAACTCTTCTGGACTATCTTCAGTAACAGCCTCAACTATTTTGGCACTATCCGCATCACTTTTAGTAGCAGTATTGGCCTGTTTCCATTGCTCTGATACTTTTAAGTTTTCTTCATTTATAAGATCATTAAACATATCCATATGTTCTAAATCTTTTTTAGAAAACTCTACTTGTTTGTCATCAACACCTATAGAAGCTATGTAGAATATGTTATCACCATTCTTTTTTCTTTTGCTAGAAAGATTTAATACATGATTAAACATCAAACTATTTCTACCTTTTAAACCCTTTAGTGTTTCACCTATAGGTTTAAAGTTCATACCTGTGACTCTCCAAAGAACAGGCATCTCTTTAACTGCTGTAGCATCACCATTTGCTTTTGTACATTCCATACTTAGCAAACCATACACAAGTCTATAGCACTTGATATTTTTTTGTGCGTCTATCTCAGCATCAGTTAGTTGCTCTTTATCTTTACCAATAACTTTACCACATCTAACGCCACCTTTCGTATCTATAGGCTCGTCTTTCCAGGATTTAAATATTACTGATGTTGATGCGTATTTATTATCAGCAGCATCATATTCCATATATTGGTAGGCATTAATGAAAGGCCTGAATTGTGCAGGCTTATCTTTCAAACCATATACCTTGTCTTCTGATTCAGGGTCATAAATAGTATAGACCCCTGCTCTTAAGGCATTGCCATCATCATCCTCTGCAGCTCTATTTATAGTCAATCTAGGCAGAGTCCCGGAACCCATTTGAGATCCGTCATCTTGCCCTGTTAATTTCATAATTTCTTCTGTACTTAGATTATGAAACGCTTGTACTTCGTTACTCATTCTGCACCTCCTGTGCTTATTTATAATAATATATTACCATATATATTAAATTTGTCAAACAAAAACAGAGGTATCTAACCAATTAGATCCTGCCTTTATTTCTACATCTAGTGGAACATCGAAATCAACACCATACATTTCTCTCATTTTATCAACAACACCAAGACAACCATTTTTTAAACAATCAGCTACTATTCTTTCCTCACCAGGAAAAACATCAGCTACTATGGAGTCATGTACAGTATTGATTAAGATGCTCTTTGTGCCATTGTCCTCTAGCAATTTTTGAGAAAGGATACACGCTAGAGGAACAATGTCAGCAGTGGCGAAGCCCTGCACAGGATAGTTTTTTATCTGTGTTGAAAAGCTTGAGCCACCCCATGGCATGCGTTCTGCATTTGGAAAAGCGTATTGTCTACCTGAAGGTAGCGTCACGACTTTATGTCGTATTGCTTGATCTTGCAGCTTATCATGCCAAACTTTTATATCAGGATATTTTTTTAAGAATGCCGTGTAGTACCTCTTCTCTTCTTCAGTACCAGACATACCACCATACAAAGGTTTAAATGTATGTGCCTTTGCATTTTGTCTATCGCATCCGATAGTATCGGCAGTAAATTGGTGAACATCAACACCATCTAGTATATCCTGTAGCCCCTGTCTATCTTTAGATAGAAAGACAGCAACCCTAAATTCTAATTGTGCAAAGTCTATTTCCATAATTTTACCATTCTCAAATCTTGATCTTATAACTTTTCTTATAGGAAAAGTACCACCTCTTGGTTGATTTTGGAAGTTAGGATCACGACTAGATAATCTACCTGTTGTAGTAATGCATTGCATAAAGTTTGGATACAAGTAATTAACTTCTGTTTTATGTTTCTTAATACCTTCAACAAAAGTTTTTAAATAAGTATCTAATGCATTATACCTGGATATCTTTTCTACAAAGTTTCTTAACTCTTGATCCCCTTTAGCACCTATCTTTAACAATGTACCCTTATCAGTTTTAAAACCACCCTCTGCAGCATCTGCATAAGAATCGGCAGTGACACCAAATCCTGCCCTCTCTTTTGTATTTATGTAAACAAAACCTTTTGCAGAACAATCGGCACACTTACTTAAATTTTTAAAAGGCTCTCCATTTACTTTGATTTTTTGTACATGGCCTTTGCCATTACAAGAGCTGCACTGCTCTGCCTTTGTTTTATATATTGGGCATAAAAACATTTGGCATATCTTTTTTAATTCTAGTTTAGAGTATGGGAATCTTTTCTTTGGTTTCTTTGTAATCTTATCTATACCTAAATTAAATTGCACTGACCATTTCTTTTTGTCTGTGACTTTAGCACCATAGATCAACCAAGATAATTGTTCTGGACTAGAGGGATTGATAGAAGTGTCTCCCATCTTCTCATAAATTATCTCATCTAACTCTACTCTTAACTTATCATGCTCTTCTTGAAAGTCTTTTTCAACCTGCAAAAGTGCTTGATTATCAATAAAAATACCATTGTTTTCCATTTTTGCTAAGACAACTAAAAACTCACACATCATCTTTACAGTTTTAATTAGCTGTTTATTTCTAGGTATTTTAAATTGTTTAATCTGTGCATCAAATAAAGATCGTGTAGATTTGATATCAAACCTGCCATACTCTTCTAGCATTTTGATAGGTACATTTTCAAATGAAGTTTTGTTTTTTATAAAACCATCCATCAAATCTGATTTTTGTGTAACGCTTCTTCTCATACAACAATCTTTTAATTTTAAACTTGTCTTCAAACCTCTGTTTAAAAGATACTCACCCACCATTGTGTCATACACTCTGCCTGTATAGGTAAACCCAGACTCCCATAGCCAAATTAAATCAAACTTAATATTGTGACCTACTAACAAAGTAGTTTTATCTAGCATGTCTTGTACTGCTTTTCTGTCAGGCGTGCCACGATAATCCCTATGTTTAAAAAATATATACTCATCATTCAATCCCATAGATATTAAAAAGTTATTAGGATTCTTAGATGAAGGATCTAGTTTACCTTCTTCTGTAACTTGAAAGCTAGTCTCTACATCAAATGTTGTTATCATTCTTCATACCTCGACAATTCTGGCACAATCATACAGGGTATCATGCCGTGCCAACCTGTGATTTTATTCTTAGTTATATTTAATCCTCGTAAGTTCTTATCCATATCTACCTTATCTCTATAGCCAACACCAATAATGATATCTGCTTCTGCAGCTTTACCTGTTCTACTATTCTCCATCATATCAAATGTTATGTCAAGCTTGCCTTGTGCATCTGCAGATGCCTGAGAGATTGCCACAACACAACAACTATTTCTTTTTGCAATCTCCCTAGCACCTGTATATATAGCCCTAAGTTTTTCGTCAGTACGAGCAAAGTTTCCTGCAACTCCAACTTTATCTAGCTGGTCTATTACTATTATATCAGGCTTTTCTTTCGCTACTAACTCATCTACTTTAGCTAGATCCCAATCCACAGTATCAAGTATCTTGACATTTTTTTTGACTTCTGCCCATCGCTTATTTGCCAGGGCAGTGTCTTGTTTGATTTCATCAAATGTCATACCTGTATGTGCATTGATTAACCTCATCTGTGTCCTAACGGCAGGTTCTTCATTTATTAAAGCACAGACTTTTGCACCTTGTGATGCAAAACCATTTTCTCCTGCAATGAGATTGACCCAAAAAGCAGTCTTCCCACTTTCGGGGCGAGCAAAAATAATCACAAGATTACCATCACCTACGCCATGCACCCGTTCTTGCAGAGGTTTCAGGTTAAATTTAAATCTTGTGTTGTCCTTCAATTGTTCAACTAACTCGCCCACATCAGAGGTAATATATTCATAGTCATCTCCTACATCATCTATAGAAGTTTCTAAACATTTTTTTATCTCAGAAAAATCTGCATCTTTACCATTATAGATTTCAGTAGCTAACACTGCAATTTTATTTGCCTGTCTTCGCTTATGTAGCGACTCTAATATGTTGTTAGCTATCTTTTCATTCGGTAAAGATGCATCGTGTATATCCTCAATCAACGATTGAAAATTTTGTTTTGCAACTCTAGTAAGAGCTGGATTATCTACATCTGTATATAGTGTAGATACTTCGTTTAAAGTTAAATCATTATCTGAATCAATATGTGCTTTAGAGATAGTATTATACAAATCTCCTGTACCATTTGTAAATAACTCTTTAGATAACTTTGCTTTATTTTTTGTATAAAAATCTTTTTTAAGTATCAATTTTATTAGTTCTTTTTCTATCATTATACAATCACCCTATAATCATTTCCTGTTCCCCAGTATTCTGTTCGTTTACACTCATTGCAAATCCTGTTGTACTTACCTTTGCTTTCGAAAGGGCTATTGCAACTGAGGCATTTTTTCTTTTCTTTCTTTACTTTATCTTTGCTTTCGGCTTCTTTTTTCATTAGCTGCTCCTCTTCCTCCTCCAATTGTTTATCCATAATCCAAGACTTGAATGCCATGTTCATATAATCATGCCTTTGAATATATGTGAAATAACATCTACTGTCCACCCATTGCCTAGCATCTTATATCT